CCTCAAACTAACTAAATATAAATTTACAACACTAAAACAAACTGAGCAACGAGCCAGCAATCTTACCCAACATAGGATGGATAAAGCCGGCAGCAGTTTCAACAACACGCTTGACAGTTGGTTGTTTTGCAGCCTCAGTAAGAACTTTGAAGAACTTAGCAGGTGCAACGGGACTGGATGAAGCAGATGACATGGGAACAACAGTTCCTGGTGTGCCTGCACTGATGTTAGGTCGTCCCTCAAGATGATAGACGACTTCGAGATCAAATGTAGCATTAGTGGCAGCACCAGACACGTAAACGTACGTGGTTTCAAAACCCTTTAACTTCAACCAATCAGCATTTCCAACAGACGTGTCATTCACAAATGGACCTTCATATGAATCACCACACGGACGGAATATCAATGCCTCAGGATCAGACAGCTTCGGAACAATCTCAAACATGTTCTCTGTCATCTCCATTGCACTAATAACGCGATTACCAGGATAGTTGACAAGCAACGATGGATTAGAAGATGCACCATTATATGGCAATCCCCAATCCTTCCAAGTGACCGCGGGTGTGTTGTTTGCATGGGTAGGTGGTGTGGCTCCACCAATAGTGAACTGTTTCGCCATCGCCCAAGACGATGAGGGAAACGTTCCAATTATAAATTTACCCTGTGCAGCTGTCATAGAAGATAGACCGGTGATACGGACGCCCATACCCACAATCCGGTAACTATCCATTTGTGTTTTGAAAGTTGCTGTGTCGACTCCCCAAAAGGTACCCATTGATGTATTGTCCAAGGCGGTCAAAGCTTGACCGTCTGCCATTGTGCCGCTTTGGCACGCAATTGACATGCATGGATTATTCGTGATAATTCCCAACCACTGTCCACCGCTCACGGTGCACGTTTGCGTAACTCGAATGGTACGCGTGGTAGTTGGTAAACAATACTGATCTGGAACCTTAGCTCCACCCGCACTTGGATGGAAAGGGGACGTTAATGCCAGTGCATAACGATCGACTTCGAGATCTCCCCCTGAGATCGCACGAATCGATCGATCTGTACGTGGATCGACACTTCGCTTCAACTGAACACGAACTTTCGGTGAACCCCTCTTGAGAACACCTCTTGTTTTACTTTTAATAATTTTCATAACTCACAATATACAATACGACTAAATATATATATATATAAACCGGGCTAGAAGAGATTCATGATTGGAGAATGGTGTACAGTCACCCGGTTAACTGATTCGTGGTCTGAAACCGCAACACCAAACTCTGGACTCATTGTCCACTGATCGTACCAGTTCTCTAGCAATTTCTGGTCGTCAGGAGCAATACCCCAAGCTTGCCAAAACGAAACGCGCGCCTCATCTGTGATGTCTAAGTCATTGATTGTGAGGTCTGAATGGTAAATTCGAGATGACTGTGAATAAGTTAGGTCTATCAACCTTCGTGTACAACGTGTTCCATTGCGCCTCATTGCGCGTGCAAAACTCTGCACCACTGGAACTCCACGACCTAAACTTCCTTCAGCCACCCCTACTGCCATCAACCACTTCTGCAACATCTTCATACTGTGAACAGGAAGGAGACACATTGATCCCTTCGTAACTAGAGTTTTGGGGTTCCTTACCATCTTCAACCCCTCTATGGTCCGCACTGGTCTGGATTGGCAGAACTCAACCTGTTCGAGAATATCGACAGTTGGTTCAAGCACCATCCTGAAACCTTTGCGTTCATAGAACTCATTAAACCCAGTTCTCCATTTCTGTTCATCGCGTTTGTTCATAACATACATGCAATCATCGCCATTGTTTGCTAATTTCATTTGGACACCGGTAGTTCGTTTCCAACAAAACGTGAGCGCACTCATAATAATGCAATTTCCAAGAGATGTATTCAAATCGCCAGAGGCACGTGTGCCCCGCATCATAAATTTTAACTTCCCATCTCTGAAATATGCTGTGCCTCTATTGTCAAGCTGCATGCAAAGTAAGATTGCTAATTGATAGAGCGGAGGCAAAGTCTCATCCAACTTCTCAACACCCCTTCGTAACTCCATCTCTGCCCAAATTTGCACATTCCTTGCTTCACGATAAGATCGTGCGTAAGGACGCAAATAGCAAAGATGTTCAAAAAGCAAAGCCTCACGACTAACATGCATGTCGAACTTGGATGCATCACCACCAATACCAATGGCATCGGTTGTATCATCCCACATACGTTCCAGACAAGCAGCACTCTCTTGCGCATCAATCCCCTTGATAACTACCCTTTCTTGGTCAAACACTTTAGCGATTGCCTTGAAATACTCATGCTCGTTAAATTTAAGAAACGTCCCTAATTTCAAATTATAAACTGTGGATCTAGGATTTATACACCGAGGTGCTTTATCCAGGGCACATTTCTCAAACTTCACAAAACTCTTCAATCTCGCATCCATTCGCGTCACTCCATCCTTCCAATACCGCTCTTCAGCTGCTAAGTAAAGCTTCTTCTTCGCGCCTTTGTACGCATTAACCACATCGTTAATCGTCGCTATCGGGGCAAGATCTAACTCACTATTCAGCCTTTCGCAGTACTCTTCCATGAGTGGATCATCGACCCACTCACCCAAGGATGTTTTACATGCTGGCAAGAAATCATTCCCCACCTTGCACAACATGTATCGTTCAGCGAACGCCCTATATCCATTAAATACAGTACTATTGAACACTCCCAAATTCGACGGTGGGCACAACCCTGTCACCAGTACCCACCGTCGACGCTGCCTTAAATTCCCGTTGACGGACTTTACAAGACCTACAGGATTGACCGCAGCAACAGAGTCAATCCCATCAACATACAACGGGCACCACTACGTGGTTTGCGGGTCATCGACCCGAAAACCCATAGCCTTCAGTAGCCAGCGCGGAACACGGCGCCTGGCTCGGCCGGCCTTTTCTTGGTGCTCTCGGCACGCAAAGAACGCATCAATGATGTGCTCAATGTGAGCTCTGATTACCTCATTCCGAAAGCTAGCATCTCTCATGATCTTTCTGGCAGACTTGTCTACCACTGATCTGTTAGCTTGTGTATGCGGGAGCTCACCTAATTGAGCAGTCACGGCACACACTACTTTCGAAACCAACCCCGCTGAAATGACCAATTTCTTTGCTTGTTCCTGTGTTGATCGCACTGTGAATGCAGAACCCAACGGGTTCCACATAAATTGCAGTGGCAATTGATCAGGCGCAGGAGCAAGTGAATAAACAAATGCGTCATGGTCATCTTTCAAAGGCATGGGGTTGTCATAGATGATTGTACCGGCATGAGTAACTTGTGCACGAATGGCACTGTTGTCCTCAATGTCGGCTACAACATCCGCAGAACCAAAACAGCTTGGGAAAGTTTGTGACATCCAAGCTACCATTTTACGTACGATGTGATTACCAAGAGAAACTTGGTTGAGCTGACTAGGCTCGTAAACTGAAACGCGCACATCGCGTTGGCGATACGAAACGGTAAAAAGGTTAAGTGTCGCCATGGTTGGGGAAAAGGGGGGGTTTTGGTTGCAAATTGTTTCGTCAACTGCAAACGAGTGGAGGCAGACCACTGCTGTTCCAGCTTATAGCAACTGGATGCTTCGCGGATTATAGCCCCGCGTGGCTAACTCGTCGCTCCCTCCGAGCTACTGATAGGCATTGTGCAATGCACGTTGGTTAATTCGGGTGACATCAAGCACACATACCAATGTGCGATTTTCACTCCCCCGGTCCAAATCAATGGAATCCATCGTCGTGGTCCAACTCCACGCGTGCCTATAGGAATACGAG